GTGTGTTATTTCTCTGGCATGTCCTGAGGATGATTTAAATAATAGAGAAACAGGTTTTCTTTTATCTTTTGAAAGTGGACGCCGAGAAGGAGAATTAGAAAGGCGAAAACAAGAAAGAGAACGAGAAAGGCGAGAACAAGAAAGAGAATTAGAAAGGTTAGAACGAGAAAGAGAATTAGAAAGGCGAGAACGAGAATCAGAACGCCGAGAAGGAGCTGAAGAACCAAAACGTAGTGGCCCTGCTGAAGATGAAGATTATATTGACATTGATGCCTTTGAAAACATTGGTGGATCTAAACGAAAGATGAATCCCACACTTAAAAAAAAGATGAATCCCAAACGTAAAAAAAATAGTATCCCTCGTAAGAGTAAAAAAAATAAAAAATATTAAATGTAGGTACTTGGATTATGTTTTGAAACAAACAATTCTGTGAATAAAAAATAAGAGAGGACATGAAAAGAAAGAAGAGGGTTTGCGGTACACAATAAAATAAAGAAATAAAATTGTGTGATGGATTTGATAGAATAAGGGTAAGCTCCAAAATACACAGAATAGCGATAACCAATAGATAACATTGCTATTGAAATCATCAAAGGAGGCGTAACATAGGCAATGTGAGACAACAGTTGATAATACATGCCGTACGGTACCAACAATAATGCAATCTTACCTAAAGAAGACCTTCGCAATTCACTACAAAATGATTTTTGTTCTCGTGTATTCTGTTTTTGGTATTGAAATCCTAACATGTAACGAAGTGTATTTTCATTTCCTGAAGGAAATACGCCATGATACGTTTGAGACCCCTTGAAAAAAATACCTTCTCCTTCTTTTAAATGTATTTTTTGTAACCCTTGGTCCATGTAACAAAAGGGAGGAATGATACCTCCTCCCTGGTATAAGATAAGCACACGATAACAATCGGGATGCTCCGCATCATAATGCATATCAAATTTACTCTCTTTCCCTTCATAGCGTAAAATCATTGCTTTAAAATCACTATTTCCCATGGTTAATTTTTCATGGACTAACGATTCTAATTGGGGTATGAGTTTTTCCCCAATAGAAACTAATTTCATTTGTGTCGCCGTGTCAAAATCGTGATAATAAAGAGTACTTTTGGTAGAATATTGACCTTCTATTTTTCCAAAATAGGTGGTATTCAACGCCCTTTTTTCGGGTAACGAAAGTTGTTGTATATCATGTACGGTTTCCTCTTTTATCATAGGAACATGAAATACTAAAGGTTGTTTATTGGGATTATAATTATTTCCAGAAAAATGATGTAGGACTCTACGAAAAATATTTTCTCCCCATAAATGAATACCACACAAATCATCTAGAACGATAAGTTCCATAAAGGTATCCATAAGAACCATTTAAGTATTATTTGGATTCAAACAACTTGCCTGGAGGACCACACATGGAGTACGTCCCTCTTGCGGTAGTGCAATAATAATAGTCCTGAGGAGTGAATTTCACTTTTCCATTGACTAAAAAAGAATAGTTTTCTTCTGATTTTGGAAACTTTACGCATTTTCCAAATTCACTCTTCAATAAATTCGGTTTGAAAAATTTACAGTTCGTGCATAAAGGAACTGCCCTTACTATAGAGAACATCATAAAAAAGATAGACTTCATACTTAATAAATAGGAATATTGTTTAAGTATATTTTCTTGTACGACCGCCGCGAATACGTCGCAATTGGATGCTGGCAGCACGAATCTCTGCCACTTGTTTCAGGACATCCATTTTCTTGATAAACTCTTTATTCCTTTTTTTTGATTTGTTTTTTTTAAAATGTGCCTCAAAGTTGCTTTTATTAGCAATATTTTTAAAAAAGTGTAGTTTATCATCCATAGAAATGCTATTGTCTTTCGTGACCTTATTCATCTTATCTAACAACAGTATAGGTTTTTTAGCGATTTGTTCGGAGGTATCAAATTCAATGTCGTACAAGTCATACAATTCATTAGATTTATCCGCCATATTATAAACACCTATAATATGTTGATTTCAAAAAAAGAAAAAATATTTAGTAAAGTCAAAAGTTCATCTCTCCGAACTTCTAATGTACGTGATAAAGAGTTGAATAAATTTTATATCAATACGACAAAAAAACACGGAGATAAATATAGTCTGGATAACGATACGCATATCAAAAACAATGTGGGTAACATCATTACGTGTTGCTCGGCATGTGTCGCTGGCGAAATTACTGGATTACAAAAGGTGGGAGATGGGAACACTTTTGAGTTAGTGTGGGACCTCATGGAAGGGGTCAGCTATTACACCGTTCAAGTCATCAAGGGGAATAACACGATTGGTATGCCGACCATCACGGTGTCGGGCGCGTCAAGTGCCACCATCGTGTACGATCCGCCACTGTCGTGGAATAATGTGGACGACGATACGTTCATCGTCACCGCCCACAAATCCGTATGTACGGTGAGTACCAGCATCAAGCCACCTCTTCCGTGTTTCCTCGCAGGGTCACTTGTACGTATGATAGATGGAACGTCCAAAGCCATTGAAGATGTCAAGGTGAACGATATTGTGGTTGGAGCATTTGGTGAATTTAACAGGGTGTTGTTTTTACACCGTCCCTTGTTAGGAACGGCGAGCATGTGCGTCATCAACGACGAGCACCACACCACGACGCACCACCCTCACATTTCCGTGGATAAAAAATTCTATTGCGGTGACCCCGACGCCGTGTCTACGCTGACCTACGGTCGCTCTCATTCCGTCCTCAACGAACAAGGTGAGGTCGTAGAACAAATGCTGCACGGGTTGAATAAAGAACGAATCCTACCACTTCAACTGGGGGTTGAACTGCAATACCTTTACAGTAGTAGAAAAGTGAATACGATGGAAGTGTATTCCCTGCCAGAGGACACGCAATTGTATAATTTAGTCGTGAGTGGGAGCCACACCTACTATGTAGATGGGTACGCCGTCACGGGCTGGCCTCGCGAAGATGATTTTGATTATGATACATGGATACCCAAACCTATTTAAATAATTGTTGGTATGACATGTCATGAATCCTTTACAAACGGTAACCTATTATCTTACTCATAAACCAGAATTCACGGGAGAAGACGGCCATGCCAAATTGTTGGTGGGGTTAAAGAAGCACCTTCCGTTGATCGCAGGCCCCCTCGTTGGTATTGATGTCGGGTCGTGCGTCGGCGATTACTTACCTCACATGTACGCCTTGTGTAACGAACCCCACGCCCAAATCCTCTGTTTTGAACCCAACCCAGTTAACATTCAAGTGCTGGAGCCTAAAGTGAGTTCCTTACCTCATGTGAAATTATTCAAACATTGTCTTTCCAACGAAACCACCACCACGTCGTTCTACAACTGGAAATTCAACAAAACCAACGATCCAGGGAATGCGATTGCTGGATTACGAAGCGGTGGTTCCAAAATATGCGATGTGGAAGTAAAATGTTTGCAAGACGTGTTGGACCAAGAGTGTCCGAACGCCACCATTAAATTTATTAAAATAGATACGGAAGGAAATGACAGCAACGTGTTGAAAGGATTCGCCAACTATTTACCACGAACCCAATGTATTATTTTTGAATGCAGTGATTGTTTAGATGACCTTCGTGGTCCAGGAATCAAAAATCCCATGAAAGATGTGGTTGATTTTTTATCCGCACATGGGTTTGATACTTACCGAATTGGAACAAAAAAATTATTGAAAGTGAATGATGATTACTGGAATCAAACGTATGAAGACGTCAAGTTTTGGTCCAATTGTTTTGCGTTACCTAAAAAAGATGAATTGATTCATCAATTAATCCATGACAATTTTGATTACACTTATTAATGTTGAAAATGGATTTAAGCATCTACCTACTTATAGTAGGATGGTAGATGCATGGGAAGAATTTGAAGACCACTTGCGATTTTATCAAATCACGATTTTAGTCAGTGGTATCATGAGTGTTATGATTATCTACGTATGTTCGTAATCTTATTGAAAACGGACATGTTTAATCGCCCACATTCCTGCGACCGTCCACATGTTTGAAATGGTGGTTGACCCTTGAGTGACGATCCATCGTAGACCCACACATTGCGGAGTGTTTATCAGGAGTGGCGACAAGAAAAAACCTGTCAAGGTATGAGGAGTACACAACTCCACATACAAATTAGAGGCGATGTAATGAGCGACTACCCATCCACCATAAATCAGCACAACTTCCTTTAGACATTCCATCTTTTCTTATTTTAATTGAAATGAGTTTAATTCAATTTAATTAATAATGTTGAAGAAATATATGGAGATTGCTATTCCAGTGATTGGTCTTGCAGGGTTATATTTAGTATCCAATACGAACCATAGGGTCGGTTATTCTAATGCTAGGCAAGATACCCCGACCCCTCCAAAACCGAAAAAGGTCACCTTTACCGATTTAGCTGGCCGAAACATTAAACCTGATGATTTTGCCAGAAATATGGTTCCTTATTTTGGAAAAACAAAGAATATAGGTACCGCCATGACAAATTTTCAACATGCCGAACATGAATTAGATAACATGACGGGTGAAGGTACTTTTAAACTGCGAAAGACAGAAAATGCGCCGTTATTTAAACCGGAAGAATCCTACAATTTTCCGTACGGTACACCCAACCACAACAACTTCATTCAAGAACGTATGGTGGTCGGTAATAAAATGAATAACGTCAAACCGTTTCAGGAAAAACAGGTGGGTCCAGGAATCAACCAGGGGTTTACTACCGAAGGAAGTGGTGGATTCAATTCAGGCACGGAGTATAGAAACTTATGGGTAGATAAAACGGTAGATGAATTACGTGTGGCTACCAAACCGAAAGAAACGTTCATGTTGACGAACCATGAAGGTCCCGCTCAAAACATTGTTAAAAATTTAGGCATTCAGGCCAAGGTTGAAAAACATTTGCCGGATACCTTTTTTGAAAACACACCCGAGCGATATTTAGTCACCCCGACCAGCGGGTCCCTTGCCCCCACCATACGCTCCGCCCAACCCGATGTGCTCGGCCATCGTATGGAAACCACCACGGAGTACGGCGGCATTGCGGCAAGAACTGGACCGGAAGCCCCGACCAAACACGGCATGTACAAGTTAGACACGCGGCAACAATTAGGCGCGCTTCCCGTCAACCCTTCTCAAGGGTTACCCCAAACCAATTTAGACAAAGTTAGACCCCAAGTGCTTCCCACCAATCGGGCGTTTACGCATGAATCTTACGGGGGAGGATTAGGAAGTCTGGTGAGCGCCATCACGGCTCCTTTGAAAGACATGATTCGGCCGACACGTAAAGAAGAACTCATCAACATGCCCCGAAGTGGAAACCTCGGAAGTTTCATTCCAAACGCACCCATTCCTGAAACCAAAGTTCCTTCTACCATCAAAGAAAACACCGTGTTTAGTCCTTTAGAAATGGGAGCGCGACCTTTCACCAACGTGGTAGAGGGTGGGTACCAAATCGCAGAGCAACACGTGTCGGCGACCGAACGTGATACGACAACTACCTTTTATTCAGGGAACCCCGGAAGTTCCCATCAACGCGTGTACGACACCTACTATACTCCTTCTAATGATAAAACCGTCCCAGGAAGACAACCTGCTGGAAACGCAAACATGTTTTCTCCCGTGATGAACCAAACCACCTCCTCGTCTCGTTCCGACATGCACGCGAGTTATATGGGAGCTCCACAAACCGCGAACCAAATCATGGGTCCCGAGCAGTACAGGCCGACCCGCGTTGCGAGTTCGTACGATGAACCGTCCCGAAATGAACCGTCCATGTTAGACGCCTTTAAAAAAAATCCATACACCCATAGTTTACAATCGGCGGTATAAAATTCATGTCTCCTCTTTTTTAACCACACCTCTTACATAAGAGTTGTGGTGAAGTGATAAAATTGAACTGGTATCATCCTGCCACCTACATTTAAAAAATGGAGTGCCCCATCTGCTTTGACGTCAACCCCCTACATTCACTCAAGGGATGCACGCATTCCATATGCACGTCGTGTGCTTCCATGATGGCGCAGCAATCCAAACACCAACGTTACCCTTTTGGGGAGTACGTGACCCTTCCAGAAACGTTCGTGTGCCTGGAATGCCCGTTATGTCGCGCCAAAGAACCCAATCCACTTACTCCTCATGTCATGCAAGAATTAAAAGAAGCGTACCCTCAAGGGTACCGAATTTGGTTTGAAACCGAATTATTTGCTGGAGAAGATGGAACGTGGTTTTACTCCAGTCGCCGAAAAAATAATGTGGTTCTCTTTCCTAATTATGATGAGGACATGTTTGATCTTATAGACCGTATTGAATTCTCTTCGCGAACCCGATCCTGTTGGTTAGACGATACCAATTTATATGAAGATTCATCCATTTTCATTCAATGGATTCCCGTACATTACACTTATCCGTATGCTCGGCTTTACCATAAAGAGTAGACAAGTAAATTCATTTTTGTAAAATAGCAACATAAATTCCATTATGCCAAGAATCTCTTGCTATTTCTGGAATCGTATGTGAATTATCCCACGTTAATCTAACTTCTTTTTCGTAGAGTACTTTTAAATTTAATTTTTTAATAGAGGTGAGGGTTCCCTCTCTAACTTCGTACCAGTTCCAATCATCTACTATAAAAATAAAGACATCATCTAAACAATCATAATAGTGTAACAATGCCTTATAATGACTTTCATTGGTATGATTTCCATCGTACATGTAAATGTTGAATTTGGGTAATTGTGACACATCTACTTGATAGCAATCATTCTCAATAAAAGTGGCTTCATTTTCTCCTTTAAATTTTTCAAAATTAACTAAAAATTCAGATTTAGGACCTCCAAACTCACTCCAATTATCTATACAAATCACCTTTGCTTTATTTCCATACATAGCAGAACATACCGAACTTCCCTTCCAAGTTCCTATTTCTAAGTATCTTGCATCTTCTGTGTTGAGTAAATTATTATAAAAATGTCTTGTTTTTGTTCCCGACATGCCATCCATGTGAATAATCTCATTCGTAATTTTTGAAATATTATTTTCAGCATTTTGAAATGCGGTGTCAACAAGCATTTTGTAAGTTTCCATTT